TAGCCCAAGTTGACGAGCCTACATCCACTGGCTTGGCTAGATTGCGCAAGTCGTTCTATAAGTTCCTACCAATGTACCCTATTCAACCATGGTCATTGGAACAATCTTTGGAATCATTTGCCGACAAGCGCAAAGCGTTGTATTTATTGGCATACAAGACCTTGAAGGAGAGACCTGCTTCTGCTAAGGATTTTAGAATATCTGCGTTCATCAAGTCTGAGAAGACTGACCCGGACGCCAAGACGAATCCTGATGCTAGAGTTATCCAAGCACGCTCTCCGGTAGCAAACCTAGCCCTTGCCCGGTTTCTTCGACCGATTGAACATTCAGTGTATGCCACGAAAGATCAATATGGTTTACCCATTTTTGCCAAAGGCTATGGCGTCTTTGATCGAGCGAACATCATACGTTCCAAGTTTGTTGCAGTGGGTCCTGATTGCGTTTGCATCAGTATTGACCTTACTAGATTAGATCTGCACGTGCGTAAAGTACTTCTCAAACTTGAACACGCTTATTATAAGATGCGTTGCCCCTCTCATGAATTGGCCAGACTTCTGTCATTTCAGTTGGTCAACAAGGGACGTACCCGTAAGGGCGTTACTTATTCTGTTGAGGGTGTACGAGCCAGCGGCGATTTTAATACCGCATTGGGAAACTGTGTTTTGTGTATGGCTATGCTTTTGAGTGTTTTATCCAAGTATGAACGATCATCACCTTTTGGTGATGGCGATGATTGTCTCGCGCTCCTCAGAGCTCAGGATGTTGTGGCATTCTGTGAGGAGCTCATCAGGGTTTATGTAACATATGGTCAAATCGTTAAAGTTGAAAATCGGGCTAAGTCCCCCGATGAAGTTGTGTTCTGTCAATCTAGAATGGTTGAGGGACCACGTGGATGGCAAATGGTACGCGACTGGCGGAAAGTTTTATCTCATGGTACTTCGGGTACAAGGCACTGGAATAATCCACGAATGGTGCCTATGATGTTGACTGCCGTCGGGTCCTGCGAGCTTGCCCTAAACGCTGGTATCCCCATCATCCAGTCATACGCCACTGCTCTGCGTCGCAACGGTGGGTTCCTTAGAGGGTTGAAACATTTGGATGTGGACCCCGGGTTACGGATCCGGGTGAAGCAGTCTCTTCACCTCAAGGATGATGAACTGAATGAGGTTTACGACTCTAAACCAATGACGATCACTACAACTGCTCGGTTGTCCTTTGAGCGGACTTTCGGAGTCACGGTCTCCGAACAACAACATATTGAACACTATCTCGATAAGTGGCAATTCGACCATGCCGCACATCCTTATTTAGCTGAACGGGACGAATGTTGGATGACCACAACACACCCCGACCTGATGATTCCAACTCGTTGGTAGGCTCTCTCTCCAACCATCATCATTCCTTACAAATGCAAACTTAATATCTGCTGGGCGTAAGGCGTGACCAACTTTCCTAACACTACTCAGGAGGCC